CTCCTGATCTGGATTCTCCCCTAGATGCAGCTTGCCAGCCGCCTTTGCGGAACAAACCTGTCTCTAGCCGAGATATCTTGTTCTCTAGCAATGGTATGTGCCTATAGGGTAGCTCTAAGTATTGAGGTAAAAAACTAGAGTTCGGATCTATCTCAATCTCTCCGTCATCCATGTAAGCTGCTGAGTCATCACCAATCACTCCGGCAGTGACCAGTGGAGCCCTAACGCTTCTTCTGACAAACTCGTTGACCAGTGTTTCTAGCTGGTTTAGCTGTACTTGGTCTTCATCAAGGTCTGCGACAAATGGCTTTCCGAGTACATCATCAAACCGATTGCTACCATAGACTTGCACAGCGCTGAATGTTCCACCAGGCAGTGGGCCATCATGTAGCGTGATGGCATTACCAAACCCTGAAGATGAACCTCTACCAGAGGCGTCTGCTGGGTCTGTAGATGCACTACCATTCAATGCTACGATCGTCAAGCGTCCATATGGATATCGTAGATCGACACCCGGAGCTATCTCTCTATAGACAAGTGCGATTAGCTCTTCGCCATCTAGTCCACTCATCTGGGCTGCTGTGCCATGTATTGAGTTCCCGGCTTGCATCCACTTACGAACTGTGCGCTGAAACCGACTACTGGAATTTAGCTTCGTTGAACCTTCTATATTAGGTATATCTGGAAATGCTTGTCGTACACCCTCGGCCCCTACCACTCGACCATAAGACATTCTTTCCACTGATCCTCTAGTACTGCCGGTTGCATATACTGTATCGAACGGATCCCCTACAAAACAATCAATCGTTCCACGCATTGGTCCTTGCATACCCTCAGCGTGTACTGGCTGGTATGCATCATAGTGTACGTCATCTCTCCAGAATGCATGTATAGGACAGTGCCCATAGGCAGCAGCCATGTACAGTGCTTCGGTGAATAATGCATTTAGATCCTGCTGATGAGCAATGTAGTTGGCAAATGCTTGGTCGATAGCTCCGGACTCTCTGGACTGGCGGTCTGGTCTTGTCTCTACAACAAACCTGAAAGGCATCGTTGAGTGGTAAGCCACCATGTTGTCCACAATTGGACGCAATAGATTGTTCTGTGCTCTCGGCACTCCAGACAAGTTGTGAGGGATCTGTATCCTCTCACCATTGTAGAGGTCAGCCCACTGGTTATCGCCTTCTCCATCTATGTGGATCATGTACTTTTCGGCTGTCAGGTCGTGAAACCTTCGACGATCAAGTCCTTTCCGGTGAAAATCAGCGACATCCCTGGCTAAAGACTTAGGATCTTCTTGCGATCCATCCATCTGATTCTCTGTTTGCGAAGGAAAACCCTCGCCACCATGATGCCCGCTGGACGTAACTGTGGTATTTAGTATGGATGCCATAGTTAAGAAAATAACACTTCATACTCGCCCAGGTCAGTCAGAGGTTCCACTGTCAGTGGGTACACTTACAAAGGTATAGTAGATCTCAGTGATGGCTGCTTGTGGCTTTTTGCTATTAGGATATCTGTGCAAGACGCGTCGAGCATAGGTCTCGACTGTTCGAGACGAAATGCCTAGCCTGTTTCCCACCTGTCTGTATGTCAAACCCTCGCCTCCAAGAAGCACAACAACTTGTCGCTCTCTTGGTGAAAGTCTAATCAAGGCTGTTTTCCAAGGTTTGCTGTATCTTACTCCAAGGCTGGCCTTGTCGGTGTCGAGCCATCAACACGTTGTTGCGGACCCCTTGCCGGGTGGCCTCACTACCGAACTTTTGTATGATACGCTCTATCTCACCGGGGATTGGCTCTAGTGGCACCTTCTTTTCTGCTGGTAGCTCAGTCATACCTTTCTCCTTGCGTTTCACTCTTCGTACATGGTCTTCCCAGTTGTCGTTCTTGGCTCTTAGCCGGTCACGCTCATCTAGCAATAAATCGTAAGCTATCCTGCTGACCCATGGCCACCTCACTGTCCGACCTCAACGTCCTCATACTCAGCTTCGATCCATACCTTGGCACCACAAGACAGCGGCTTGTCCGGAGAGTAGACCACCTTCGATGGACCATCAATGGTAACATACGTTGCATACTCGTTGCTTTTATATGTCTTCACTGTAATGACTGGCTCACGTTCTCCAGTCTTGGCATTGCTCCTGATCTTGTGCTGATTGATGTGGATCTTCGCTTTCATCTGGACAGCACCGCCTGGAGTTGGGACTGCAATACAGCCATATCAAGCTCCAGTTTGGTGACCCTTGCCTCCAACTCGTCCAAACGCCTGGTGAGTAGACCGGACACTCCAATATACTTAGAGCTTCTGTCACCGAGATCCTGCAATTCAACCTGATTCGCCTGGATGCTATCTTGTATGTCGGAGAATTTGGCCGACGTTACCCATGTAGCTGCCAGTACCGCCACTGCAAAGCCTATGGTGATCGTGGGCAGATTGCTGGCTTTGCTCAGTCCATTAGTCATTTTCGATAGTCTCTCCTTTCGACATGCGATCTAGTGCTGCTGAGTTCTCTTTTCCCCACCTTCTAGCATACACACTGCGTTGTATTGTCCGATAACGTGCCTTAAACCACGCCTTGCAATTTAACCAACGGTAATATGCTTTCTCCCATGGTCTCATGCGCTTGTACATGACGTACTCCTCTAGGAACTCCAATCGGGGGTTAATCATGTGATCGTGATAGCTTGTTAGAATCTTCTTCACATCTGTCACTGTTGTTACCTTGTTGGCGTATTCAGCCTTCGCTCTTTCAAATTGCCTCTTTGCTGTTCTTTTGAGTTGCTTTTCGGTCCTTGGCTTTTTTCTTACCATGGGTATCGCTCCTGTCTGGTGTTGTATTTTGCTATGCGATCTAGTTTTTCCTCCAACCCGAAGTCTCGATTGGGCTGCGTCTTCTCCGGCACTGCTTCGTACTGTGCTCCTTTCCACCAAGACATGACTAAATATCTCAAGGCAGCTATCCCATCGGCTCCATCAGCACTATCGTCTGAGGGATCCTGTCGCTGTGCCTGACCTTCTTTCTTGTCTGGATATCGCCACTGCCTTATCTCCCAGAGCAACCGAGACTCTCGCATCAGGCGGCCTTGGCTAGCTACTGATGCTCCCTTCTGCCATTGGCTGTGCAACCCAAGATCACGATCAAAGAGCAAAGCCCTGCGTCCGAGGAGATCGTTAAGACGCTCTACACATGCTGCCCTGAATGGCTTACCCTCAGCAGACACCTTTGCCACTGAGCGCACCCGGTAGCGTACCTTGAGCTTTCTAAATGCTTCATTGATTTCCATAATATCTTGTGGGTTAGCAGAGTCTCCCCAGATTGGCGTACTCTCCGGAGCATCATAGCGTTGCAACATTTCTACGATTGTCTCTGCCCTCTTACTCAATGTTTCTTGTTGCGAGAAGAAGTCTTCGATGATGTGTAGACGCTTTGCCCTGTCTGCCGTTGCTAGCACGAAGCTGAACCTCCAAGCTCCGAAGTCTATCCCTGCGTACATCGGCCACTTTTGCTTTCTCATGTTTGTATCATCGAAATGCTCTAAATGGTCTGCCTCCACATAGTTCAGCGCCACACCGGTTGCTTGCTTCGGTGAAATGCCCCGTACTCTACTTTGATACATCTGGGGGATATGCTCATACAACGTCTCTCTTCTGGCGATAGCAGGAGTACTGACAGCACCAGGCACGGTCATCGCATCACCGGTAACGACATTCGGATGATCCAAAGCAGAGATTCGGATGTGGCGTACTCCAGGGTTCAGGCAGAATTGATGGAGTTCATCTTCCTCAAAGTCTGGGTTGCCAAAGGCCAGCCGGATGTTGTGAGGTGCTGAACAGGTGTTTTCAAATGCTACCATGATAGCTGGATGAACTCCTGGTGTCTCCTCGGTCAATATCAACATGTGAGGTGCGTGCCATCCCTGTGCCTTGGTAGCAGATGCCTCTTCGGCACCCACTCCACAACCAAACGCTGTGGCTGCCCATGTCTCTCGGTCTTCAATAGCTGGTCTCATCCTAATGACTCCAGATGCCAAGAGTTCTGCTGCTGGAAAGTGACTCTGAAAGCGAGGCCACAGTGCTCCTATCTCTTTCCACAAATGCTTAGTCAACTGGTTAAGCTTCGGGGCAGCCGTCACTACGACCGAGTCTTCCCACACAGCGAGAAACCATAGCACGATGGCAGCACCGAGAAATGTCTTGCCTGTGCCTGTGCCGGACTCGACTCCCACGTTCTCCCATTTGACTAGTGCATCGAGTACACTGACCATGGGGTCAGCGGTGCCATCCCACTTATAATCTTTGTAGTTAGGGTTCATTGACCAACGTATGGTGTGTTCAGGTATCCCAAGCTTATCACGCATCCATCCAATTGGGTCTTCCTGGTACTCAGTGTGTGGAGTCACAGTGATTGTCTTGCCGAACTCCTTGTACTCAGACATGACCGCTGCTTGCCGTAGGCGGTTAGGCTCTAAGACGTTTGGCGAGAATTTCAAGCCAAGCCTCCCGTATTTCTTTCAGTTCTTCATCTGTGGACACAAATCTTTGCACCACATTGAAGAACTCGTTGAGTAGTTCAACATCGACAAGCACAGCGTCCCTTTTCTCACCAATGGAGTATTTAGCGAGCTTGTCGAAGATCGCAATGATGTCTCTATTCTCGGCATCAGTATCTGCCAATATCTCTACCACCCGAAGGCGAGCGAGTTCCAAATCACCCTTCAGTGTCTGCCGTAGCTCAGTGGTAATTGTGCCACCACCTCGATTGCCAGGGTTGCCAACCTTCAGGGCTCCACCATGTGGCTGCTTGGCCATTTTGGCTTTAGGTTTGGCCCTCTTTTTCGGTGCTTTTTTCTTCACCGGAGCTACCGAAGTTTTAATGATTCTTGTCTAGCATAGTGCTAGCCTCCTGCTAGCGTTATTTATCAGTGCATCTCTATCGGCTGGTCTGCCGTTGAATTTCCTCTAGTGCTGCTACACCCTTTGTCAGTATTTCTATCTGGTTTTCACTCAACTTTCTATAATTACTAAGCAGAATCTTCTTAGCATATTTCTGCCAATCCAGCACCAACAACGCTCTCGATTGATCCAAACTGCAATGGTCAAACCAATCCCACGCCTGGTTGCTGCCTAGCCACACAGTTGCAGTGACAAAGTCATCGTAGCTCACTATCGTTACTGACTTCTCTCCATTGCTTCGCATGTCTCTGATTGAATGCTCCAACACGGCGCATATCAGCCTGTGCGCCCCATCGCCATCTATAGATCTTACCTTGCCAGCCACCTCTTCTTCCTGTTTGTTTTTTTTGTCTCACCGGACAAAGATGTACCTGTGTCCCTCGGAAATTCTCCGATCCTACCTAGATATCTACGTCTCTCCGCATCAGACATCAAGTTTACAGCGACCAACAAATCTTCGACGCTAGTGGTCATTAGTTCGGAAGGTCTGTAATCCGGATCCCTTCTTCGATCAAAGTAACCTTCCTTAACTGATCGCTTGATGTCTCGTAAAATCAGGTCAGGTTTATTTGATAAATTCATTCAGTTCATCCTCTAAACATTCTCTTGCTCTTAATGTATCATAGCTCACTTCGACAGGAATGGAAATCTGAGAAACACCATGGCGGTTCTTATCGATACACAGCCAAAAGAGACATCTATTGTTTTCCCTCTTGACTCTGCTGTGGTCAACCAAGGCTATCCAGTCGGCTGAGGCTTCCAAGATTTGAGATCCATGAAGTCCCTGACTTCGAGGTGGCTGCGTATAATCCGAAGATGTCCTTCGGTTAAACTGTGACAGAATAATCACGCACACCCTGTTGTTGACTGCCCATGCTCGAAGGTCAGTGGTCACATTTGATATCGCCTCTACTATGCTCTCACTGCCACCTATGGCCGTAAGCTGGATGTAGTCGAGTACGAAATAATCTACAGAGTGTTCCTCATGGCAGACCTTCACAAAATCAACCACATCTTCCCACTGGGTGGAAACTCTCTCTGGACAATAGAGAGGTGGCATCTTCATCACCTCACCAGACGCAAGTTCAAATGTCTTTGGCGAAAAACTACCACTCTCCAAACGTGCCACCGATTGTCCAGAAATAATCGCATAAGCTCTGGATGCAATTTGATTGTCAGACATTTCCAAACTCACATACGCAGTGGGCATACCTTTCTTCATAGCCTCTGCGCAGAAGTTAATGCCTAGCACAGATTTGAAGTGCCCCGGATTTGCAGCTATGATTCCGACCCACCCTTTGGCTGTACCTATGCCACCGCCCTCATCCCTTAGAATGGAATTTAATGAGGGAAAGGGCGTTGGCACTGCTTCTGGTTCTGCCGTCTGCCTTATGGCAAACTCTTTTAAATAATCTGCATTCGTTAAATTTTTCATTATTTCCCCTGTAATGCTGGAGGTGACCAACCCTGCAATGTTAAAAAGGTAGTGGCCTGACCAGTACCTTCTTGTTCTTCCCACCGTTCATCTTTCAGCCACCTAGACAGATGCATACCCTTGAAGTCTTTGCTGAATGTTCTTGTGTACTTCAACAGAGCATCCTTTAACTCCTCATGGCTGACTATCTTTATTGCCTTTTTATAATAAGGGAGTGCATTCTTTTTGCTTCCACTTCGATGTATCTGCCACAACTCTTCAAAAGATTCTGAGTATACAACTCTCTCTCTCTTCTTTGTCTCTCCCTCTCCCTCTGTCTCTGGTACAGCAACCTGCAAGCGTTCTGCTAGCACCTCACTAGCATCATCAGTCTCAATCTGTATAAACCCATGTCCCACAAGCTCTTGCAGTAATGGCAAGATTGTCGTTGCATCACGATGCAACCGAAATGCCAAATCTTCTAGCTCATCGTGGATAGTGCCATCGCTGTTGTCGCTAGCGATGAGCCAACACTCCACTAGCAACTTGCTAGCGTCAGAACCCAATTGATGCCAGTGTCTATTTTCAAGTAGCTGCCTGTGTAACTTTATCCACGGCGGCCTTCTGTTCTGGTAATGCTGGAAGACATCCCAGTTGGTAATTTTCACAATCATACTGCCTCCTAGAAAAGCATTGAATAAGTGCCCCTGTCGCTTCCCGGAGTTCTAGGCTCCAGTCGGTTCTCTTGAACACAGCGGACAGGCATCTACTGCCGACAGGGGACATTGTTATATAACTCTGTCACCAAAATAAATCTAGGTGCGAGGGCTATTGCCCTATCCTAGTTTTCTTCGTAAATTTTGATGTGTTACAAAAACACCTTCAATTAAGGAAAGAAACAAATGACTACAACAGCACAAGAAACCAACCCCAATGACGTACAGTGTGGGATATGTGGGACGATCATCCCTCACGTTACATATGACAATGAGCGTGGTGGTGAGTTCGGCTGTAAAGACTACGACAAGATTCACTATGTCCATGGAACGACAAATAAGAAAGTCTGCATTCCATGCAAACAAGGTTTTGGAGACCAAAGGTTCAATCACAACCAATCCTTACTAAGAGCAGAGGTCGAGGCTTGGGAATTTGCCTTTAGCCCACTGAAAAGCTCTGGCGATGTAGAGGCTTGGGTGTACGAGCTTCAGGCTTTGAATTTCAACTGGCATCCAGACGATGGCTTCTCTACACAGGTGTGGCACAACCAGAATGGCCACAGATGTCTAGACAAGGCCTTTCAGCCTCATCTTTCCAATGGTGGTGGCAAAACAATACTCATCAATGATGGTCGTGTGAATGGGGAGTACATACCCCAAGGCCAAAGAGATGCACTCGACAAGAGACTAGACGAAGCATATGAGTTGGTCAGCGAAGATGAGCTTTACACTTTTATTTTTGAGGCAGAAGAGAAGCACAAGCTAGATAATATGATGGGATACATTAACTAAATAAACGATGAAAGGCTCCCACATTGGGAGTCTCTAGGGGAGATCGGTTACCCCTATTGAAAATTCTCACCGACTAGTCTGGGCTTTCGTCCGATTAGTGCTTCTGGGCTTTCGTCCGAAGCTTACACCTTCGTAGGGAGAGTATATGTTGTTCATAAAGCTTAGTGGCAGGGTCTTAGCCATCGCATTTGGATGCTTGATGGTTTCCGATATCACCACAACACTTGCTGTGTTTGGATCGATCTTCACAATAATACTACTAGCAACATGTCTCTTCACATTTTTAATAAGCATCGAAGCACTGTTAGATTTTTATGGCATTGGGTGGCCCTATGGAGAGATGGAAAGCGAAAGCTCCAGAAGGTCGCTTCCTGGGCCGAAGGCTTCTAAGGGGTCACCCAATGTCTATTAGCAACGTCTACGTTCACCTTCAGACAGATGACAAGATCAAAGCAACCCTGAGTAGAACAGAATCAGACCATCTGATCACTGTCGCATTAGGAGACAGTGTCCACTTGATATGTAGTAGGGTGGACACTCCCGAACTTTACCAAAAAGTAGCAGATCTATTTCGTCCCATCCTTCCACCATATTCAGGAGATTCAAATGACTAATCCGCAAAAAGACTTTATCGCAGGAATCAAAGAAGAATTAGAGAGTGCTGACACTGTTGATGTCAAGTTAGATCGCTATGGCTACCACATCGCTGGCAAGCACTATCGTAGGACCACATCTATCACTGGTGGTGGAATCGCCAAACCTTGGCTGGCTGCTTGGAAGGCAAAAATGGTAGCTGAGTTTGCCGTGCGCCACATTGATTTATGGAAAGATCTGCCCACCCAAGAGGACAAAATCAAACTTCTGAAATCGCATCCGGACTCTAAGAGAGATGCGGCTGGTGCCAGAGGAACTGCCGTCCACAACACCTTGGAAGCACTGGTGAATGGTGACCCAATTCCAGAAGATCTCACCGAGGACGAATTGGCTTGCTCAAGGGCTGCCGCCAAATTTCTCCAAGAAAGAAATAGTAAGCCCCTAGCGACAGAGATGACGATTTTTAACCCAACCTTAAACTATGCTGGCACATTGGATTTATGGGAAATTGACTCCAATGGTCAGACCTGGATTCTTGATTACAAGACAAGCTCTGGGATCTACCCAGAACATGCTATCCAGCAGATCGCCTACCAGAATGCTGAGTTCGCTATCGTCAGCAAGAAAGTAGTGCAAGAAGGAGCCACCCAAGTATGGGAAGGCAAGGTCATTCCTTTCCATCGATCTTACGCTGAGAGGCTAGGGCTAGTTCATGTCGAGCCTAACAAGGCAACACTCCATGAAATTGCTCCTGATCAGCACCAGCATTTATATAGGACGTTTCGGGCAGCAGACTTTATGACAAAATTTCTGAAAGAGACGAGTACATTTAAAGGCAAGACACCAACACGACAGATTTTCGCAGAGGGAATTGTTACTTCAACAGAGGGGAACAAATAGTGAGCTATATAGACGAGTTGAAACAACAAGGGGCCACAGAATTGGGTGACTCCCAGGGTGCCGCCACTGACAATGGCACATCCAACTTTACCACAGCACCATTTGTTAAGTGGCCAGCCGACGGCCACGCATTTATCCATGGCAAGGTGGTAGACATTTGGGAGAAAGACTATGGACCCAACGTTGAGCTAGAGGTGTTCAAAACTAGCGATAACTTAACCGACAAAAACAACGTTAAGATTGAGCCTGGTAGTAGGTGCAACGTGTCAATGAATTTTGCTACAATGAAAGACAACAATGACAAGCCCTTGGTCAAAGATGAACACCGAGACGAGTATGTCTATTTTGAGTTTCTGGGCAAGAGGGCGTCGGCTAAGAACCCTCAGCGCCAGTACAGCTTGTTTCAGGTGCTTAAGACTCCACCACCTAAAGAAGCACCCAAGCCAACGTCTAATGAGGCGGTCATTAAAGCCTTGGACTTGGCTCCAGTCACAGACGATCTTCCGTTTTAATGAGTTACGAAGATCAAGCCCCTGGGACAAATGGTGTCCCAGGGGTAGTGAGGGAACTCATAGACAGCAACTATACCACCTCACCTTACGCCAATATCGAGAAGCTCGAAGTCATAGGAAGAAAAAAAGCTGAGGCCGAAGGTGTCGCTTTCCAGATGGACCATGAAAGGAAAATCCTGCTAGCCAGAATCGGCAGTGAGATCTCGACCATCAATGCTAGCCAAAATTTATCCGAAGCTAAACTTGATCGCCTCAGTCGTGCTGACCCTCGGTATGCTAATCACATTAAAGGGATGGCAGTGGCCATAGAGAATAGAGAGAGACTACGCAGTGACTACTGGGCAGTGAAGAGTGAACTTGAGTGGGATGCTCACGCTTTACATCATTACAACACGCTCAGTAAACTAGAAAGATAAGGTGAAATCTACAAAGCAACGCAAACGTGAAAGAAAAAAGGAACGCTTTCTAAAGCATTGGCACAGCGAGGAACGCATTGCTTGGATTCGCACCTTGCCCTGTGAGCTTACTTGCAAAGTTGTTTCTATTCACAATGCACACATGAAATCAAGAGGAGCAGGGGGTACATACCAGGACATAGTACCTCTTCAATTTTTGGCACATAAGGACTTTGATGAACTGCCAGAGGAAAAGTTTGAAAAAAAATATGGAAGGACCAAACAATCAGTAAGAGACAGAGCAGAACACTACCAGGAATTATGGACAAGGAGATCACATGATTGATTTAGACAGAGTAGCTAGAATATGTTTTTATATTTTGACCGGTGGGACATTAGTTCTGGCATCCCACATGATGACGATGCGTTATGCCTTGGCAGAACTGCATCAGATACAAGCCATGGCGCACACAGGACAACCCACCACTGTGGTTGTGGGTCCAGAGTTCCCATTGCCACGCCTCAACTCTCCAGACAGTCTCGCCTATTGCATTCAAATGGTAGAAGAAATGAAGAGAGACAATTAATGAGTATAGAATACAAAGGCGGCATCGTTGGTTTGGCATTCCCTTTACCACCAAACATCGCTAACAGCCGGTGGCATTGGCGCACAAAAAAATCAAAAAAAGATTTGTGGATGGGCGTTGCAGATATCCTCCACCGACCTCACGAAGATCCACCCATGGAGAAGGTATACATAGCTGCAGATTTTTATCTATGGAACAAGATGGACCACGACAATTTGTTTGCTAGGCTGAAGTGGCCACTCGACTGGCTGACACTGAATGGGTACATTGTAGACGATGGCCCAGACGTTCTTGAATGGAAAAAAATGCCAACCCAACAGATAGATCGAAAAAATCAAAGACTCTACATAAGGCTAGAGCCGAATGATGATTAGGCCACCGGGAAGACCTAAAAAAACAGACCCAAAAATACCGCCTTCAATGCTTGCGAAGAGGTGTATTGCCTGTGACATAGAGTATAAGAAGGCGAAAAATGAAACCTGGAAGCGATGGCTCAAGCGAAAGTACTGTTCGCTACATTGCAGCACCCTTCACCGTGGGAGAAAATAATGAAGCCTATGACTGTCGGATCCCTGTTCTCAGGAGTAGGTGGCCTGGACATGGGGCTCGAAAAAACACAATGCTTTAAAACAATATGGCAAGTAGAGTACGACAAATATGCCAGGAGCGTATTACGCAAGAACTGGCCGGACACACAAATCTATGAAGACGTTAGAAGCGTCGGGGGAGACAACGATGCAGGAAGACATGTTCTTGAAAGACCAGACCTCATCCATGGCGGGTTCCCCTGCCAGGACTTATCAGTGGCAGGGAATCGTAAGGGACTTTCTGGAGAAAGGAGTGGACTCTGGAATGAGTTCCATCGCATCCTTGGTGAGCTTACTCCCACATGGTGCATTATCGAAAATGTCCCTGGCTTGTTTTCCTCTAACCAAGGAAAAGATTTTGCCTTCGTACTCCGGGGCTTGGAAGAGTTGGGGTTCAGTGCACAATGGCGAGTGCTGGACAGCAGATTTTTCGGTGTCCCCCAACGAAGGCGTCGAGTCTTCATTATCGGATATTCTGGAGACGGACCCACACCCGAAGTATTTCTTGAGCGCCAAGGCTTGCAAGGGAATCAAGCGGAGAGCGCAGGACAGGGGGAAGGAGATTCCGAAAAGCCTAGAAGAGGCTCTGGACCGACGGATAGCGTCAGACCCGTCAGAATAGCTCCAGCTTTTTATCGGGGTGGTGGCTTTTCCAATTACAAACCAAGTGAGGTTGCCAGCACCCAACGTGCTGTTCAACACAAGGGCACTGATGTAGATCTGGTAGTGCCTCTAGATTTACGCAACGCCACACGCACAACAGAAAAGTCTGCGCTGAATCGGCAAGGGGTCGGAATTGGCAAGGAAGGAGATCCTAGCCCAACCCTATGTGCGGGTGATGTTCCTGGCCTGTTCCATCACAAGCCGCCCACGGTCATAGACAGAAGTGCATTCAATGCTGGCAAGAATGCGCAAAGGGATCCGTACATCGAAGAAACGGAAACGATGCCCACGCTCATATCCAGGGGTCCACATGCAGTAGCCTTCCAGCAGAACGATAGGCATGAGGTCAGATTGGTTGGTGGTGATGGACAGACCGCTGGGTCATTGTTGGCACAACCGGGAGCCAAGCTGCAAAACTATATCTCAAGCGCTGAGACACACCATGTGGACGTTGGCCCATTGCTCGCCAGTGGTGCTGGGACAAGCAGACCAGGAGCCAACGCCGGTAATGAACTCACATACTATGTAGGCACAGTGCCTCGGAGATTAACTCCGAAAGAATGTGAGCGTCTCCAGGGATTCCCCGACAACCACACAGCTATCGGCATAACGGATGCCGGTGTGGAAGTGCCGATCTCAGATGCACAGCGATACAAGCAATGTGGCAATGCTGTGACAGTAAACGTAGCGCAATGGATTGGATGTCAAATAGCAGAGCTTGATTACTAGGGCAATTGCCCTTACTTTTCAGTATTGAAATCCTTCATACAATAGGAGAAAGACATGCCTACTCGACACGAAGATACACTCAAGGAACACCGGTACTACACAGGCGAGCACAAGAATGCTGATGAGATCAATCTGATTATCAGCACGAAACTGACTCACGTTTCCCAGTTCCCTTTCTATGCCCAGGCACTGGCAGAGGCAGTGCACGAAGGCCAGGTAGATAAAAGTGGTGAACCCTACATTGACCATGTACGAAGGGTAGTAGCCTACACCCAAGAGATGCTAGACGAGCAGTATCCTTTAGAGGGCAAGAGGCCTGGAGAGATTACTACCTATGGCATCGATTACGATGACCGCCAAAAACTCCATGCCGAATTGATCTCTGTGGCCTGGATGCACGATGTCTTGGAAGACACCCCAGGACTTACCTACTATCACCTAGCTAACATGGTGTATCACACGACGGCTTACGAGGTTGATTGGAGAGACCAGGAAGACCTCAAGCGTGTGGTCAGTATGGTGGAAGCCATCACCCATGCAAGAAAGGAAGATGGCGAACACTACGAGACCTATGACAGGTACATTAGGCGTGTCGGCAACTTTGGACCTGCCATGACTGGCCCCCAGGGTAAGACCTATTCTTCTTGGGGTCACGACAATACTGCCCACGTTAGACCACTGAGCATGGTCAAGCTCGCTGACCTTCACGACAACAGGGGCAGGGGTGGTATCCCCAAGAGCCTAGAGGAGCGATACGACAGGGCGATTGACACGTTGAGATCCGAATCCCCTGCAAGGAACACATAATGATATCGATTCCTACACCACAAGAGATCCTGAAAATTAGGATTGAAGAGTCTGGCTTATCAGCAACAAGGTTTGCTAGGGAAGTCATGTGGAGAAATGAGAGAACTGTCAGAAGATGGCTTAATGGTGACAATCCCATACCAGAGGTTGTAATGGCAAGATTGACATCTCCAAAGCGATCACCTTGGCCGAAAATAGACTAGAGCATACTCCACAATATAGTTGCGGTAAAGGCGTCTAGTCGGAGGGTCAGTTCTTAGGAACTGGCCCTTTTTTTATCCATAAGTTTTGCCACGAAAGATTGCCTTGCCATCGTGAATGCGAACCCTCTCTACACTGTAGGTCTTTTTGTCTGGACTCCAGTTCACCACAGCAAACCCCTGTTGCCAGTTAGGATGATTGGTGTACTGAACATTAGTAATGTCGCAGAGACATCCTAACCCCCACCATCCAATGCTTCCATCGTAAGTTCGTTCTCCATAATACTCCACTCTGTGAGTATGCCCTGATATACCACTCTTGGAGAACTTCTTCAGTTCGGCTTTAGCACTTTGCCCACTTCCTTGTCTGGCAACTTCGCCATGACAAACAATCAATCGGTTGTTCAAGAGGTGATGCTTCGGATAGGGTATCGATTCCCAGCCAAGGCTATCAAGCCCTAGCATACTCCCCCATTGTAAAGCTTGCCTGATTGAGTCCAACGCTAGTATCTCTCCAGCTTGTCGCTTGTCTGCTAGACTCCATATTAGTCTTCGCAGCCGATCCTCATGGTTGCCTTCACACCATATCTTTTCGGCATTGGGAACTAACTGGGAAACAGTAGCAAAATGTTCTGCCCCCATAATGACCTCTTCCTTGAGGCTAATTCTTTTCTCCGGATCTTTAGGAAAGGCAGAGATTTCTTGACAGTCGAGCGTGTCTCCCTGGTCTGCTACGAACTCTACATCCTCTAGATCGTCTAGAATTTGATAGAGGATCTCGACAGACTCAGTGCTTTGATGTGGGAAGTGTACGTCGGAAAAGTGTACGCTAGTGGTAATACTACGATGCACAGATTTTATGTTCTTTGCGCGTGTCGGCATCTCAAACACAATAGGAATTGGCAACATTGTGTGTTCATATTTCAAGCGAACCTTGATGGCAACATACCAGCATGGGATGACCAATGGCTCTTCCTTGATACGCATGGGAACATCCCACTTTTTAATTGTATGTTCACCGGGGACAAGCTCCCATTTCTCCGGATCTAAACCGGACTTCTCAAAAAGCATTTCAGGATTTTTGATGCTACGACTTGCCAGCACATGAACCTTACCCGTCTCTTCGCCATCAGCGACATTGACATGGACATCTTCGTCCGGCTTGACCATCTCCGGCACCAGATAACCACTTCCTCTCAAGGTAGGAATATCACTACAGGTATCTGAACGACGCTTGGTGATCGCTGCCTTGCCTCGTTTTTCTGGGCCAAATTTCGACCCAAAGGCAATGACGATCTGTGGGTTTTTTAACCCTCGCTTAACACAATCTCGCAGAAATTTATCTTCAGCCTCGGTCCATGCATTTTGTCTAGCCATTAAGCTACTAAATCATATCTCCTACTTCCTTGGATATGGCATGGTCTTGATCTTACCGGATTTCGTTTTCTTCTTAGGCATAATGCTTCCTTTTTTTAACGTGAAACTGCTACCCAGAATGCTGGGCGTTTGGACCCCAATCTTGGGGTGTCATCAATGTGCCAGTGGCCCGTCTCAATACCGAGACCCAACTTCGGCCACCTTCCTTCCTTCCACATATGTAGAATCTGGTATGTAAGCTCCAGTTCCCTCTGCTCTAAAGGTAGGTCACTACCGTCTCCTGACTTGGGCAGTGCTGGTTCGATGTCTACAGCCCTGACTGCTGTGGCTCCCATGTGCAAATGACTAGAGGTCTTCGGATAGCTCTCGCCTTTCAGGATTTCTTTTGCGTAGATTCTCTCTAAGTCCTCAGTGTTTCGGGCGTCATCGTTAATGGTTAGCGGGAACTTACATCGCTCTCTCAGCCTATCCAGGGACAACAAGAAATCCCTGTCCATCAACTCTGGGCGGTCAAACTCATTGGGGCTGAAGTAGGTCAGCCTGAACCCACCTGGCCATTCGTACATTATACTTGCTCCTTGGATTTCATTACCTGAACGATACTGCCCACAGATTTTTCAACTGATCGGCCACCCAGGTATCCACCTAGTCCGAGCTTCACAACGAACCATAGATCCGGTGGAATCTCCATTCCTGTAAATTGGCTGATGACAATCAGCGCAACAAAGGTCAGCATAGTGATGGGGCGCCATGTGCGTGTGAGCCATGAGTTGGCAGTGGACTCTGCCACGATAATGTCTCGTTGAGCGTTAGCAATTTGCTTCTCATAATCGAGAGTCTGCGTCATCAAAGCTGTCTGCATGTTGAGCAGCACCGACTTCGCTTCTAATCTCTCATCATCGCTTGTATGTAATTTGTCCACCAGTTCGGTGACTGGCTGGATGAGCTTTGATATGAATCCTAACGGGCCTGTTAAGGACATCTTTCGGTAACCTCCAGTGGACTGAGAACTTCACCGGTAGCGGTGAGCCTGACCAGGCAGAGGATGTTCTGTCTTTCCTCTCTGGCCTCCTCTAGACCTTCAGTCAAATATTGTATTGTTGAATCGGCTCGGATGCTTCGTTCTTCTAAGGCCGAAACCTTAGCCGGTAGCCCACTGTAATCGCCCCAGCCGAGTACTGCACCCACTCCAGCCATAAAAGCACCTGCGGTCATGGTTGTAACTAGTGTTAGCCCCTTGGCTGATGGCACCACAGCTTGCATAACGTCTGTGATGTTCATGTCTATAACCTTCCGTTAAGTTGTTTGGTTTCTGGATACTGTTCTGCTATCTCATCTGCAGCTACACCGGCTAGCATTAGCTTTACCGCTGGATGCAAGGAGCCATCCTCCATTATGGGTGACCCCTGTCTATACCATGGCACGAAGAAAGTTTCTCCGTCGAGAACTTTCCTGAAATATTCCTTCAGCCCCTTGGGTGATGTGTCGTGTCCTGTCACGATAGCTGAGTAGAGGATCATGTCCTCTGTGTGCTGGACGTAATCGCCCTGTGGTGACTGTAGCCCACTCATTGGTCCAGCGCCTATCCATTGCCCTGCTTGGTACTGGTTGCTTTGGATCCCTAAACGCTCTGAGCCTTTTGCGTACACTGCCTTTTCTATGTCTGTGTATTCTTGACCGGTAAGATCCTCAATCATACCCTCATAGCCCACAGGCCCAATAATGCCTTTCTGCATATGGGTGTCAAGAGTTCCACGTTTTCCAGACTCTTCACCGAGCTTCGCTTTGAAATAGGTTGGAATCTTACGGCCGCCAGATGCTGTACTTTTTGGCTGTATATCTTTAGTGAGTAAATACTGATCGAATGTCCGGCCATGATTTTCGTTGAACATTGGCCTTCGGATGCTAGGAAACTCTTTGAACTGCTCGATCATAGCCGCCCGTGCAGCTTCATATGGGATGTCGTTTACTGTTGCATACATCAGTATAGAGCCACCGGCCAATTCTTGCATGATTGGATTTTGAGCAGATGCCGCCGAGGTAGCAGCTACGAAATCATCAAACGACATGATCGTGTTCATGGTTTCGACTTCTGCTTTGATTGGCTCCAAATTGTAGAAGCCTCGGCCGCCCCTTGGAAGACCTAGCAGAACCTGTCTGTCCAATACATTTTGCATCCTATCGCTGCTTACCATCTTCCCAATGTTCTTTGTGCGTTTTTTCTGACCGGTAGATGGATTCACAGTGTCCTCGCCGAGTCGCATCCGATAGTCCGGATCAAACCCAGTGCGATCAAACACCTGTCTGGAGTTTGGGGTCCAGATCTGATTCGCCTCTGGCCGTTGTTCCAAATAGTCTAAAGCTCCCTCTATCTCTGTCAGACGTTTGTTGCGCTCATGTGCAGAAGCTCTAGGACTCGTCTTGGTCTTCTTTCCAGCCTTTCGGAAGATACCACGCTTGGGGATAGGGTTTTCCATTACAGTTTTACCGAGACTTGGAGTTACACCTGGAGTTGGAGTTACACCTGGAGGCCCAGCGAGTTTAGGTTTCCTGGTGGAACTTGGCTTACGACCCTTGAACTTGCCCCTACTCAGAGCCATTGCAGCAATCAGTGCCGCTGGTCCAGTCAGCCCACCACCTTCATCGCCTTCCTCTTCTTCTCCCATGGCCTCTAATACGCCAGGGGCCAAGATGCCTGTACCCCACAGATCAGGTTGCCGCCCTTTCGTTTCTCTGTACCTAGCCTCAAGCTCTGGGGTGATCTTGATGCCAGTATTTGTACCTCCAAGCTCTGCGACCACCTGTTCCCAGTTTTGTAATACATAGTACAGCCTGTCTGTGACCGTCGAACTCACCTCGCCCAGTTTTGACCCCACATGATCTAGCGGTTCTAGCTTGTCCAACTCTGCTAAAACCTTGTTGACGTATTCGGGTATTGAGGAGAGATCCTCTAGCGGTTGTTTGATGAAGCCTTCGCCATTACCACCGGGGTATGCATCTATAGCACGAAACTTGCTGCCATCATAGAGGTTCCAGCCTTTCTGGTGAGCTAGAAGCAGATTTGTTATGTCCGGTCCCATTACTTCCAACCACTGCCTGTAGGTGTTCACCTCAGCAGATAGATCACCTTTTTGGTAACTCAACGCTACTACGGACATGGGGTCATCAGGGGATATTTTACGAGACTGCCCTGGAGCGTTACCGCTCCTATATATTTGCATCTGGGGGTTGAGCGCCTGTAAACGAGCCAATTGATCTAGCGCATAGTAAGCTTGTGCTGCTGTGAAGTAGGCTGGATCACCTAGCTCTCCGCCAGGAAAAATCTCCTCCGGGAAAGCCATTGTAACGTCATTGAAGCCATCGCCCACACTCCATTCTCTCAATGGGTCTTCTGGATCGAGATACTCTGTAGCCGTTAGCTGCTCCTTCAAATATACCTCTATCTGGTTCACAGGTGTCTTTTCCGCAAACAACTGTTTTTCATAACGCGCCATATGTTCGGGTAGGCCATCGCCACTATTGTTCCAGAACAATGGATGTTCAACTTTCATGTTCTCTCTTGCCATGCTTTGGTATATCTCTTCCGGCAGAATGGAGTGGCTATTGCTTCGATGTTGAGACATTGCCACTGAGAACTCTATGTTGCCGTTGGCTGCCTTTTCAATCGCATATAGCAGAGGGTTGCCAGATTGCAACTCATGGTCAAACATCTCTTGACTTCCATCCGGAACCATCTGATTAAAATGATGTGCCTCCTGTAAGCTGCCCCCACCGACTAACTCATAGGACAGATGATCGTCACTGAGCGCCGCCTTATCTCCAATAGCTTCGCCTATTGGGAACCTATCCTCATACCCTTCTACGAGAGGCTTGCTGCTGTTGACTTTCCACACTTGTATCGAAGAAGGATCATAAGCGTCCCCATATACCTGTCGGGCGTTGTTCATATATTGTTTATAAAGAGGGCGTATTTGATCTACGACATCTGCAAAGTTGGCAACATTATTTTGTACGGCGCTTAGTCCCCCGGATTCCAGTTCTGCTTCGTGCTTCTCCCATGGCAAGCTACGCAGATCCACATCGTGCTTTAGGATGCTTTCTGCAAGTCCAGGGTGGCCCAAGAACCCAGACTCATCGAACTGCTCACTTGTATGGGGGAAGTATCTTTTGGGTAGCGTGACCATGTATCCAGATGGGACAATGGATTTGCGTGCTGCAATTTGACGTATAGCATCTTCAAGGGTTTCAACCTTCGGATCATAGCGCAGTGCTGTGATGACTGAACGCAGGGCATAATCATTGGCAACTCCTTTGGTGGCTCCACGATACCCCAGCCCCCGTTCACTCTTCAATCGCTGATTCGCATTTTGCATCAAATCAAGCCCTGCCCTTGAGGCCAACTGGTTCATTATTTGTTCTGTGCTAAGTGCTTTAGTCGATGGCCACGCAGCATGCCATCGATCCCAGCTAGGCTCATGCGACCGATTCGTTCCATCAACAACATGTCCAATCACTGGTCGTGAGCCCGTGAGATCCTTTTTAATGCCTATAGATTGATGTCCAGGATTGAGCGCCCTGGCCGCTAACTTCTCAGTTGTTTTGCTATGCACAGTTCTGTTATTCCCTGATATGCCACCAGACTGCGTCTCAACTTCCCAGATCTCAGGATGGTTTTCTAGTAACCATTCTTGCACCTCTCTGGTGTCATTCAACTCACCCATGCTTCGCCCACTCTCGATGTAGTTGGGGGCCATGCCACTGCGTTTATTCTGGAGTCCTGGAATGTCTGTTCTTCGCAATGCTTCTGATTTCGTTTCTGGGTATTTAGCAGCACGATATATGGCTGAAAGGCGCTCTACTGTGCTTTCATCTATGTGGCCTTCTGCTGGTCCCCCTGTCATTATCGGAGGACGATCAGACACTACCAGGTCTTGCTCGAATGCATTCTTGCTAGGGTTCAGGGCGATAGTGCTTTCCTCTCCGGCAATAGTCCCCTGTCTTTCGCCAAATGGCCTGTGGTTTAACGACAGTGGGCCGCCATTCGCATCGGCCCAGTTGTCGTGTCCATAGCCTAGCCCCAAATTCTCCTGGTCTAACGCTACCTCACCATTAGGGATTTCACCCATAACTTCGCCATTGGCCGCTATTCCCACTACGGATTCATAATTTCCGTATGGATTGAAAAGCTCCATGTCTCCCAGATAACGATTCATTGATGATGACCACACAGGTTGCTGCCGAAGAGCTTGAATCATAGGTGTCAACTGAGCGGGAGTATTTATCTCTGGCCCACCGAGACCTATCGCAGGATCGTTCTCTGGGGCCATCCTTGCTTTTGAGCCACTCTCTGATAGAGCTTCATAGGGGTCTCGGCTAGATTGTTGAACTTGGCGCATGATGCTCGCATATTGTACTGCTTCGTTGTAGTCTCCATCTCTGGCTACAATCTCAGGATCTAATGCGGGTCCAGGCGATGCTACAAAGTCATCTAAACTTCCACCCCTCGCCTTATGGTCTGCTTCTGCAAAGGTCTGTCGATCTGCGCCCTGGCCTCGTAGTGCTAACTCTCCGGCCAATTGTTCGGGATCCTTCACCGCTAAATACTCACGATACGCCTCAAATCTCGCACGGCCATGATCGTTGAACATTTGGTAACTACCGTTACCATCAGGGTTAGGAGCAAATTGAGGATCGTCGAGTCCGGCAACAATCTCTTCATATTTTCTTGGGGTATACTCTCCACCTCCCATGTCCATTATTGTCGCTTGCCAGTCAGTTGAACTGAACGGAAATGTGTTTCTTATAAGATCATTTGTCTTCCATTGACCAGGCCACAAACTATGACCTTCTGGGTCATAGTCTAAATCATAACTGGGTTGTCTGTGAAACAACTGTGCATAATAGCTATCTAGTTTGAGATGGAGTCCACCACCAGCGTCTTCAACATAGGCGTATCCCATAAGCCTTTCCATTAGATGAAGGGACACAGTATTCGGCGGAGCCATAGAATCAGTCCAGTTCTCGGCTGTATGTACCATATCGTCTATGGCTTCAGATATCCAAGACATTCCGCCGACCTTATCCATGAGGTCGCGTGAGAAGTATGGATTGTCTGGGTGCTCCTTTGCTAGGCTGTACAACCTCAGCAGTGGATGTCCTAAAATTCGCCTGTCAAACCACTCAGCCACATTTATCTGCTTGCCCTGTTCTCCTACTACCGGCTCAAGGTGCGTCCTGAGTTTTTCCGCCCTGGATAATATATTGTCTAGCTCCGACACGTTGGCCACTTGCCCACGGCTCCGCCATTCATATGCTTCTGCTATGACATGGAAGATCAGTTCGTTTTGCTTCATCTCCCATATATCGTGCGCATCGCTAGACACTCTGTTTTGGAAATATTGTTCCCACCCAGGACGGAGCCTTGTCATTCCCCCTTCCTCTATAGCTATTTCAAACGGCTCGTCTGCAGCAACGAACTCCGTACTCCCTGAATCTGATCGTACTGCTCTTACATGCTTCTGGAATTCTTCTAGGTAGTGGTTAATGCCACGCCGGTAAAATATTCCGTGTTCGCCTTCTGTGGGTATCCATTCACCAGTGTCAAACCATGGCTGGTCTCGCAACCTACCACGCTCATCAAACGCAGCTTGATGTAGACCCAGGCCACCACTATGAATAGGCTCAAGGGCGTTCATCATAATTGGATTAGCTTGGGCAAGCTGTAACACCTCTTGCTGCCTTCTCCTGTCCATCCTTTTGAGATGATCCCCCGGAGCCCCTTCCCAATCTTTCATAGTCATCTGCTCTATAGGGGCCAGAGAGTTTCTCCACGACTTCTCACCCCCTACCCAGGGCGCTTCTACCATTAGCAAGCCATTTTCTGGTCCAGACATAGTACTATTGTGCTTATATTCTTGGATAGTCACACCAAGGTTTTTGAATACACCAAACATATCATCCGGTACATACAATTGACCTTCGGGTTTGGTTGCACCCTTGCTGTCTACCCAGTCGCTACCTTCATAGTGAACAAAGTCACCGACATGGCCTTTGAGTCCAAGTCCTTTTTCAACATAATCTAAACCTTTTTTATTAAACATTTTTTGACGAGTGATATGGGATGCACCATCAGAGAACTGCATTGATACATTTTCCAACTTCTTCATGCCCAAATCATTAGGCTCACTATCAAACAGATTTTTTAGGGTCTCTGGAATCTTCCTTTTGTCGAACTGCTCATTGTAAAAGCCTTCAGCCGCTTTCTCGGTCGGAACGAACACAACGAGTTCAGTTCCGGCGTGTGCTGGAGAGTTAGCAAGTGGCACAACTTTTCCACCATCCATGGCAAGCACAACTTGTCCGTTTATCCGTTTCTTTTTCCAATATGCACTAGGATATTGGCCATCACCGAAAAATTGTTTTGACCATCCCCCTGGATTCGTTATCACCAATGCCATTGCCTCGGAGTCGTTAGATTCGAATATGGTTTTGTGGGAAGCATACCCTGCATCTTCTGGATATATTTCGTCATATATATCACGCAGTTTACCATATCGTAGGGTGGCGTTAGGCGTGTGTTCATTGTTGTTCTTGCCATACTGCTTTGCACTTTGTTCTCCACTCTGCCATGTGATGTGGTGTATCCATTCAGGATGGGTTCTGTCGTGGCCTTGGCTCCTCAGTACATCGTTGTGGTACATCACCTCATCGATCATTACTTGTATGGTGGCGGGCGCAGCCTGATCTGGGCGCCTAAGTGGCAACTCAGCCATCATATCTATTGACTTTCCGCTTGCCTTTTCTACTGCGTCAAATGTTACTTCAGCGGCTAGATCTTTTACTTGCTGCTCGGATTTGCCTCGGACCACAGTAGTTCCCTTCATACCCCCTACGATTTCAGGGATGACTACCTGATATGGATTCTGTGGGTCTTCCAGCGCAAAGTTATTGGGTTCCTCCAATTCGAGCGTGCCAGCCTTAGATGGCACATATATTTCCACATTTTTGTAGATCGCTTTCAAGTCAATTTCGGAAAGTTTCTCTTTAGCAAGCTGTTCGTCCAGATACTCATCAGCATATCCAGTACGATCTTGTATCTGCCGTCTTATGGTCTCCATGCTTGTGCTGAAAGGATCGATCTTTGGATCGTCAAAAATCAAGCTCATTACGTCCTCAGTCTCAGCCACCAACTCGTTCAC